AGATGATAAAAGATAAAGGGAATAAATATATATATTTTAAAGGGATTCCCTTTTATTTTAAGAATAAAACCGCCAAATAAAAAAAAAATGATTAGTTCATTGACCAATAAGTTATAATTTTAAGCAATTAAACAAAGTTACATTGATATTTATATCTATATCAAAACAAAATGAACGGATTTCAATATTACAAGAGACAAACTAAAGTCTTGTCCCGTGATAATGTTGCCTATCGCAAAGAAATCAAGGAACTCCAAACGCTCATTCATCTCTTGCGAGTTGAATATGGTTTGGAACCTCACTGCATTATTGATGATTATTCAGATGAAGATAATTCTGATGATGAAAAGTAATCAAGTAACATTTGATGATTGAAAATAAAAAAATAAAATAAAAATAAAAATGCAATAGCGTTTTTTTTTGTTGCCGGTCATGAATACATAGTCATCAGATGATATTTATCTTTAGCCTTTTCAATTTCTTTCACATCAATCTTTCTTATCTTTCTTAATACTTGAATAGCATTTAATAAATCCAATTCATTTATTTTATTTTTGTGGGATTCGTCCATGCAAAATACCCGCGTGCTGTGCTCTAGTTTACAATTGAACACAAGTGATTCTATATCCCCTGCCATGTTCGTAAAAGCCTCATAGTGTGTTTTGAAAATATCTTTTAATTTTTTCACATCAATACTTATTTCCCAATTATCATTACCAATCATCTTGCAAAATATTCTTCGCAAATCATCGTGCGTATATTTATCAATCGTATATACAAATGGAAATCGTCTTCTTAGCCCTTCATTATATGCAAAAAAGCACTTATTAAGATCTTCTTCATAGCCCGCTATGATACATAGGAACTCTCCCTTGCGTTCGGTTAAATTTTGATTGATTGTGTCGATACACTCCTTTGCATATATATCCTTCTTCTCCTCATTTCCGAGCGAATATGCTTCATCGATAAACATCACTCCACCTAAACAAGAATCAATAGCTGCTTGCGTTTTTTTTGCTGTCGTGCCAAGATACTGACCAATTAAGTCGTTTCTTTTCATTATTTTAAAGTTATATTCGTAATCACACCTTTCACCATCTTCTTCATCGTGTTTGATAACCCCCAAATTAAAGTATATTTCCCCAATTATTTGTCCCAACATTGTCTTACCTACACCAGGAGGACCTTGTATCACTGTATGTAACATATCTCCATTTGTGCCTTGAAACTCCTGAAGGAAGAATAAGATCTGTTTTATGATTTCTGTTTTCGTTTTTTCCAAGCCTATAGTGTCGTTTAGTTTAATCAGCGGTTCTTTAATAGCTTGTAGTCTGTCCATATTAATATTATATTCATATCCAGGTGTATACATTTCACACAAATCTATTAAATCTGACAAATTATTGATACTTTTGTCTATGTGTATAACACCGTTTTCATCAATGTCTTTAATGTATTGCATATGTAACTTACGTTTCATCTTGTCTCATATGTAAATAACAGTGATGTTTTTGTTTAAATATTATTATTTCAATAGAAAATCGATAATTTGAGAAAAATTTGATCTTCTGATGTTTTTCACTTTAAGAACATAAAGCTAAACAAGACATCACTCCCAAAAATACAGTTATACATGGCGCCTCAAAATCTTTGCGGATTTGCGACAGCGAATGGCAAGTCATGCAAGTGCTATAAAGTAAAGGGTGCCGAATATTGCAAAGCACACAATAATTATGATTGGGGAAGTATAATTGAGTATGAAACTGACGAAGAAGACGACGACTTCTGGAACATGGAGGATTATAAGGTTCAAGTTAATAAAATGATTAACTTAGAAGAAGACGTTCAAGAGGCTCACCAAACTATCGTCAATCTCGAATTATCTCTCGAAGAATTGAATAAAAAGCTTATTGATACTCAACACAAACAGCAACTATATGAAAAAAACCAAAAAAATATTACTGTCATTCAACTGTTTATATGCATTTGCCTCTTGCTTGCCCTGATCCATAATACCTTTGAATCCAAAGAAGTGTGCTTGGCAGCATATCAACTGATTACCGATATATCTTGCTACGTGGATATCTATATGACCTATTCGATTGGAGTGATGAAATACGCACAATCATTTATTCGCGACTATTCGATGTTCAATCAAAACTACAGGATATGCTTTACATGATCATGAGTTGAAAAAATAAAATAATGAAAGTGTTCCATGTATGAATGAAGGAATTACCTTTATTTTTTAAGCTTTGTTGAGTTTGGCTTTGGTTTCGCCTTTGCTTTCGCCTTTGCTTTTGGCTTTGCTTTCGCTTTTGTCTCACCCAACCTTTTCTTATCTTGTGACGTTTTATTATCATTATTAAACAGTTTTGTCAGTTTTGATTCATCAAATCTAATAATACCTTCTTTCATGGAAACCTTATATAACTTAACCATGATTTTCCTCAGTATCGTATCATAGGATTTAGGTGTTTTTGGAACATGTGTATTCATTTTTTGTTCAATCAGGTGTTTAGCTTCTTTTGTAAATTGAAGCTTCTTTTGAGAAGTGGTTTTTGATAATTCTTCATTCACGTTTCTAATAGATATGTTGAGTTTGTTGCTTCCACCAGTTTGTATATTTTTATGAATATGTATGAGATAAACCGCGTCAAAAGCGTTTTTTTTTGAGGGATGAGGATTTAAAGAATCCTTAACATTCGTTAATGTAGAAATCTTATCTTTTCTTTTATCTTCTGGTAACGTATGAAAATATTCGTACTTTTGTATATACGTTATGTCTCCAAGCTTGTCTTGTTCAGGAACCATAAAATTATCATCAGTAATGTCATATAATGAATATTCAATATCATTATTGGTGTCCTCTACATTTCTAAAATTTTCAAAAGCATATCCATCTAATAGAACATATTCTAAATTGGTTAGATGAGGACCGTTTTCAATTAACCCTAACATAGCCTTTAATTTTTTTATGGAATAGTCATGGTTAAATTCATAAAAACTATTGCAAAGAACTAATACTTTCAATTTATCTAAATTCATATGTTTATATGAAGAATTCAGACCGAAGAATTTACTAAAATTATCAACGTCGCCATTTTTTTGAAACAATTCGAGTGAGTCTGATATATCTAAATATTCAATATTGGAATTTAGGATATTAACATCGTTATTGGTGAATAAACAATTGAAATGTAAAACTTTCAAGTTTCTCAGTAAACCCGCTTTAAAACATAAAGAATTATCATCAAATTCGTCTAAATAAGAACTCTCATCATCTTGCGGTGTATTGTCTTCGTCTTCACCCATGAAGAAATTATAATTCTTGTATCCAGCTTCTTCCATAACGTGTGTCATCATACTTTCTTTAGATTCATATTTCACAAAATTAAATGAGTTAACTGTGAGATGAGTAATGGATTGAGCAAAAAGTGTCAGAAATATAAAATATCCCGCATGGTAACCAACTTTATGATAACCAAATTTTACATCATCTAGTCTTTTCGTTTTGATAATGAGTGTTCTAACATTTTTTAATACTTGTTCAAATCGTTCCAAATACCTAAACATGCGAGTATTTTCATTCAAATTCACGTAATTCATCTTATGGTCATCAAATTCTTCTCTGTCCGACAATTTTTTACTCAGTCCGAGATAATATTCCTTTGTTTTATTTACAAGGGAAGTTCTAATTTCTATGAAATCCTTTTTTAAATTTACTTGCAAATCCTTTAGGAAATCATCTACGATTGATTCTATGAAATCAAATTTGACTTTTTTTTTCAATGCATCATAATACTTGTCAAAACTGTTTGCTACATATTCTTCCATGCAGCGTGCTTTATAGTTTGTGTATTCAAGGCTCGGGTATATACATTCCGGCGGACGAGTAACTTCTTTGTCGACTGCATCGAATAAAGAACACATGCCGCGTATTTCTCCACAAGTTTGCTTGTCTTTCATATGTGTTTGCTTGTCTTTCATATGTGTTTCTAGTAGTTGTAAAATTTCATGCGGAACCTTAGTCTCAGTAGGTTCAATCGTTGCCCCTGCAGCTTGTTTTTTCGTAATTTTTTTGGATTTGATATGTTTTTTGTTTTTTAACATGTCGTGCCTATTTTAATTAATAAAATAATTTTTTTATTCATTATTTTAACTTAAAGATTTTTCATGGATAACTCTATATTCACAAATTACACACTCAAAAGTTAATGTCAGTTAAAATGGCAAACTTTCCTTCATATAAGATATCGACCATGACATATGTTTGTAAGTTTTCAGACGTTGTTGATACAAAATCCTTCTATGAAGCGAATGTTAATAAAGAAATAGATCCGGAGTTTTATATTGAGAACAAGCTGACCAAAATGAACAAGAAGGGCGTGTTGGTGAAAAGTTTCGGAAACCAGATCACCATCAAAAGTAAATTAAAAAAATATAACATCAAGTTGTTTTCAAACGGTAAAATACAGATGACGGGTATAAAGAGTGTTGAAGATACATTGCACATTGAAAGCAAGTTGCACACTATTTTCAACACAGAAGTCATCGACATGAGAATGGTCATGATGAACGTGACTTTTAAAATCTCATCTCAACCGGTTCATTTATACAACGTATTTGATGTGTTGGTGGGTGAAGAGAAAGTCGTATATTATACTCCTGAGATTTATCCAGGATTAAAACTCAAATACAATAAGAGCACTGCTATGTTATTTGCTACTGGTAGTATTATTATATCATCTGGAGATAGTAGAGATATAGCGGACATTACAAATATTCTGGGGAAAATTATTTAAAAATAGGATAATAATGTAAATACACAACAGAAGATCCGAGAATTATTTACAAGGTGACATGGCCGAGCGGTTAAGGCGTTTGCCTGCTAAGTAAATGTGCAATGCACTCGCAGGTTCGAATCCTGCTGTCACCGTATTTTATACATTATTATGGTGATATGACCGAGCGGTTAAGGTGATCGACTTGAAATCGATTGGGCATCGCCCGCGCAGGTTCGAATCCTGTTATCACCGTATTTTTTTACGTTAATATATGAACTGATAAAACATATATGACATCATAAAATAATTAAAATTAAAAACTACATTCAACTATGTATATGTATATGTATATGTATATGTATATGTATATGTATATGTATATGTATAT